CTGTTGCTTTAGCCGTGAAAACTGCTCTTCGGTCAGGTCGTCTTCGGTGGAAAGCGCGCCAGAAGGCATGGCCTTATTCTGTAGCAGCGCGACGTTCCAAGACCGGCCTTCGTTGTTGTGATCGACTGACCTTGCAGCGGCTTTGATAGGTGGCATGCCGTACCATTCGTTTGTCGGATTGAACAATTTCAAGTGCAGGATTTCAGATGGGTCGAATGTGAGTTTCTTGCCGTTGACTTCGTAGATGTAGCCACCTACCATGCCTATTTTGCTACCCGGCACCACTTGCATTCTATCAGGTCGCAACGTATAAAGCTCTTTCGGTTTGCCCTTTTTCGGCCCTACGGCTTCGATGTAGGCGTTGCCTGAAAGCTGCAAGTACGAAGTCACGTTTTCAAGAAAGGACCCCCAGCCCTGTAATGGATTCGGACGCGTGAAAAGCCTTGAAAGCTCATGACCTTCTAATTCTTCAAGCTCACCGTTTCTGGCCTTTCGATACACGTACCACGGTATCCCCGACGCCGCCAAGGCAATCTGCCTGATACAGGCATATACATACGTGTTTGCTTCGTAGCCTTCTTTGGCATAGCCCTGATAATTCACCGTTGACCACACGGGCCCGCCCAGCATTGAAGCCAAGATCGCGCTGTGCGTTTTGCTTTTCTTAAGCAGCCTATTCAGCCATTCAAACACTCAAACACCCCCGATCATTAAAGCCTTCGCACCCGTGGCCCATTCTTCATCAGATGCATTACGCCATACCTACAAGCGTCAATGGCATGGTCAAATTCTTTCTTCGGCTTGTCTTCGCCGCGTTGCTGCGCCTTCTCATCCCAAACATACGACGCTAGTTCTTTGCGCAGGTTTTCGCACTTGCTGGATACATAAAATCTATCCGACCCCATTAGCGAAGCCATTAACCTAATCCCATCCAAAACTGCGTTGTTCGCTTCAACGATATGGATGTTTCGTTTTCGGCATTCTGCTATGAACGACGCTGCTGACGGATCTAGTACTATCGCCGACGGCCGGGAACCATCCGCTCCAGACTCGCGCGATATAAAGTTCATCAAATCATCCGCCTGTTCAGCATCAGTCTTCTGTCTGCCATGTTTAACCGAATCCCAGTAGTACTCATCTATGACGTAAACCGTGTTGCCTTTCTTGCCTATCCACAAGAAAGCCGTTGGATTGTGCGTGCCATAATCGCCGGCAACGATGTACTCGTCGCAGACCGGGATGTCTGAAGGTTTGATGACGTGTTTGGCCTCGTCGAATATATCAAAGACTGCGCCTTCAGCCTGAACCCACATACCAAGGATGTATCGCTGATACCAAACACCACTATATTCAGCCTTCAAGGCTTCAACGAAGTCACTGTCAAGAAAAGGATTGTCATCAAGTTGAAAGTGAAAATGCTTGAGCCATTTGTCTTCTGTGGTGTCAATGAATTGCTTAAGCCAATGGTACGGCGAACCCGGGTTACATGTGCCATCGAATTTTGCGCCCGGCCTGTCAAGACGTGACTTCAGCATTTCAAAGAACGACTCGGGCCATGTCGTTACTTCATCCCCGTAAGCATACACAAGGCCTATCCCTTGAATCTTCGTAACCGCCCGTTCATCATTTGCGCCTACTACGTAACATCTACGCCCGAACAGATCGCATAATCCGTCACCGTAAATCTGCGAAACGGCTTGTGGGCCGTAAAGTCCTCTTAGTGGATCGATCACGTTGCGCTTTAACGTCCGCTCGGTCTTGCCGACAAGCAGGAAGTTGCCGGGACCTTGTTCTAAAACCCGGATGGGCAGCATGAAGAACGAACCGAATGTCTTGCCGCTTCTGACTGCCCCGGATAGTATGTTCCAACGCGAATACGCTTCACGAAATACTTGTCGCTGTTTATCGCTAAACTTTTGCAGCATCTTTAATGGCCTCGACAAGTTCTTTCAGTGCTGCTTCGTCTTCCTCGTCTTTAGGCTGGTCCCTTTGCTGTAGATATTGCTTACCCAGCCAGATTTGCATTGTTACGTTTCCCTTTTCTGCTGATTTCCATTGCATTCTACGAAGTGACGATTTGCCGTTTTCTTTAGCCTTTTTATATATACTACAAAACTCTTCATTACGCTGAAGTGTAGCTACTGACACACCAAGTATGACTGCTATTTCTTCTTGTGTACACTGGATGGTTGCAAGCTTTTCGGCAAGTTCTAAGTCAATAAACTTCTTGGGCCTGGCCAAATCGTCACCCCCTTTACAAACAATGTTTTTGCCCTATATTGATACATCATCGGTCTTTTACCAAGAACCAATTGCCATCTTCGTCTTTATCCCAGAAGCCAGTATCTTCAAGCTTGTGCTCGAGTTCGATTTTGTCAGTCATTGTCCAGATTGGCAGATAGTCAACTTCTGAACATGGCACATACGCGCGGCATGGTTCGTCATCGTCGGCGTCCATGGGCCAGGAGTAGTAATCACACCAGCCACCTAGAATATCAATCCAATGAATACACTGACAACACAGCTTTGGCATTTGAAACACCACACGTCTTTGAAGTGATGGAGTGCGGGGGATTCGAACCCCCGTTGCGGTGACTCCGCTACGCAGCCCCACCGCCTAGCCATTAGCACCCCATATTTTGTATTGCGGTGCAGGCGCGGACTTTTCTTTATCTCCTGCTTGGAGGAGGCCTTTCGGCAAGGAGGCGCGCAATTTATTGCCCCGCTTATACGCCTCTATTTACCTGCACCGGCTTGTCTAATTGCCCCTATATAATATATATATATATATATAAAGTCTTTAAGAACCTAAGAACCTAAAAGAAGGTTTTAGATATATACACTCCTTTCTTCTTTCTTTACTCTTCTTTCTTTGGTTCTTTCTTTCTTCTGCTTTCTTTCTTCTTTCCTAAAATGTTACGTAACGCGCTTGTCACCGTTATGTCACCGTTACGCTCAACACTTAGTGCACCAAGTCTGTACCAAGTCCGTCCTAAGTCCAACCTATGTTGACAATATCCGATACAACCACAGAAAACCTTCTGGTCAACGGCCTAAAATGTCAATAGCAACCTATCGCATTTCCCAGTACGGACCCAATTCATCATCATAGTATTTACTGTTTACAAGTCCAGCATCCACTGCGGTAGATGCCAAATCTTCAACAGCATCTTCAGCCGTCGCGCCCCAACCTTCCAGAAACTTTTCACCCAGCGTCAGCGCTGATATATAACCACCTTGCGACGGATCTTTCACCACAACAACGTATTTCATAATCCGGCCTCCTTATCTTTAATGCATTTTAACACACATTGCCAAAAGTGTCAATAGGAGTTGTAGCCAATTTTTAGACAATTTCTACTTTCGCGACTTTTACGAATTCCTACAAAGTGGCTTGACAAAAAATCAAAAGGTAGTATAGTAACAGTAGAACATCAAAGGAGGAGGATAAAAGATGACGAATTTGAGGGGTAGCGAAAAGCAGATCCAGTGGGCAGAAAAAATAAGGGCAAAATGGGTAGAAGAAGGACACGAAAAGATAGAGAAGAACCTAATCGATGCAATAATCCCAGTCACAAAACCAGAATACCAAGAAAAAGTTGCAGAAATCGTTGAAAACATCAAAAATATTGATAGCGCGAAATGGTGGATCGACAATAGATCTTACCTAGAAGTGCATTCAGGGAATTACGCAGATCGCTATCGTAAACAAGCTATGAGCCTTTTTGCTGCCGCGGCGAAAGAGTCGGGAGCTGTATAACAATAATACCCACTACTCACTGGGCGGGCCTCGCGCCCGCCTTTATTTTTGTCAATCTTCAAGCGTAATAACTTGAAAGAATTATCTTCAGGCGGCTGAATGCCGCCTTTGCCTCTCCTGATCATGCCATCACGAAGACGGCATACTTAGGAGACGGCCACTTTAAGATTGCCCACGTATCCATTTGGCCAGCTGTGAAATCGTCCAATCGCTGGCTTCGTCGGGCACGTACAGGCAATATTCTTCACTAAGGGCCTCAAATAATTCGGCCTGTTCTTCGTCATTCAGACTACTGATCGGCCGATAATCTTCGTACTCCAGTTCTACGCAGTCCAGAACGCTGAAGAAATAATCTTCAGCCGGCGTGATCGTTGATGACATGATTTGCCTCCTAAACTGGTTTTCTGATTTTACCTGCTACAATGGCTTTTATATCTTTGAGTTCGGATAATGGATATGATATAAATCCTGTATTACCATCCTTATTCATCCTTATTGGCCTATCTTCACTAAAACAATCATTGTTACGCATAACATTAAGGTCAATCAACATCCATTCTGAAATTGAATTACCAGAAGTCCAGGCATACAGATACCAATCGCCATATCCTTCGCGCAATTTGTGTATTTCTGTTTTGTAACCCTTGTTATAAGCCCTTATAGTCAAATCCCTATATCTGCAATTATCACGTCTTATTCGCACCGCAACAACA